CATTTTGAAAAGCATTTAAGTTGTACTCAGTACCTTTAAATATTTGAAGGTTATTGTGCATTATTTAACGTTTGTATTGTCTTTTTTAACCGTAAAGTTTTTCCACTGTTGTAATCTTTTAACTGAATTTATAATTTCATTAAGATAATCATTAATGAACGAGATAAAATCAGAAATAGTCTGGTTTCTAATAATATGACCTGAAAGATTTCTTTGCATTAGACTTTCTGAATAGTCAAACCCCCTATTTTTAAGGTTGTCCTTTCTATTCTTTGCACCAGAATAAAGATTCTTAAGTTTATATTTTAATAAGTCCTTATATAAAGATTCCATTATAGTGCTTTTCTATTTCCAGCCTGTAATCTAGTGTATACTGTTCTAGGAACTGGTGTTTCATCAAAGGTTACAGAAAGACTTGCCTCTTCATTGATTTTAGGTTCATCTTCGATTAGGTCTCCGTCCCTGTCTAACCAACCGCCTCTAAATACAGCAACTTCCTCTTTTTCCATAATGATATCGCCCCATTGGTCGAGACCTGCAATATCATAAGGCATAGAGTCATTTGATCCCATTTGAACCTTTTCAACCTCTTCGATCTTCTTAAAGAAGACATATTTTTGTTTGCCGTTACCAATATCTTCAAGAGTTACTGGTTCTTGCGCCGCTATTGTTGTCGTTACTGATTCGTAATAACCAAGTCTCCTTGCTGTTTCTTCAGTTTCACTTCTAAATTGAACATTTACAGCATCTACACCCTCTACCTCTTCAAGAATGTAAATAATGTCACTCTTTGGTAATTTGTCGCGTCTAGTTACGTTTAACATATAGTTAGAAACCGCACTTCTAATATCATTAAAGATGTCCTCTTTACTAAAGCCTTCAAAATATCTAATAGAAATATCCATCGCATATTTACGAATCTTAGGCTTTACAAATTGAACTTCAGTCGTTACCATCATTTGACCACTCTCTTGTAGAACTTCATACATTTTATCGTATTCGTTCTGATCAAAGAACATTTCTTGTTGTGGAATTGAGAAGTAGTCTTGATTTTTTGCCAGTTTCTTATTAATATCTGGAACTGCAAAAATATAGATTACATTATCGTCATCAATATAACCATCATTAGTTGTATTGTACGCATCAATATAAGAGAAAATGCCATATCTTGATAAGAAGTACTCGTAATTATCTGGAGTTGCAAGTACAAATGACTTGCTTGCAAATGGTGCAATTAACTTAGTAAATTCTGTCGATTCAGGTTCAGCACCCATTTTTGGAGATGATGTAACTTCAACCTGTAGTAATTCATTTAAATCATAAAAGTTTCCAGCACTATCTTCACCTTCATCAATCCATTTAATTTTTAACCCTTCTGCGTCTTCAACATTTCCTTTTGCTCCTTCATGAACAATATACTCAACTTCAATAGTTGATCCAAGTTGTGGAATTGATCCAAAATTATTTGTTCCAAAGTAGACGTCAAGACCTCCACTGATACCGGTTTTAACAATAAACCCTTTATCGCCGCTATTCATTTCATAGACTGAGTTAAATTTGGTCCATTGTTCACCATTAACTGAAACTTTAACCAAGTTATGGTCTGTTTTACCAGCCTGAATATTATAAGATTGGAAAGACTCTCCAGTTCCAGTTAAGGTTTGAGTTTCTACCTTACCTTGAACAATTACTGCCTTAATCTTTTCTTTTTGATTTTTTGAAATTCTAAAAGCATCTCTTGAAGTTCTAAGCATATATGAAAGCCCATTAACATCAAATTTGAGTTCTGCATTCGCTGGAATTTGTATTCCATCTCCGGCTATTTTTGTAAATAACCCAGACTGTGTGTTTAATCTAATTGATATTTCCCCAGTTGCTGCAAAACCTCGAGTTGGATCATGTCCAGCAAGCCTTGCAAGTCCATAAATTGATTCTGGCTGCTGTGCTGTATAAATATTCTGTTCTACTGTAGAATCTTCAACATAGAATAGGATTAGTTCTCCAATTTCAGAAAGAACTCGTAAAATCTGAGCAAACGGAGAAGCATTAGTGAACAGGGTATTAGACCTTTCATAAAGTCTAGAAATGTAGGTCCTTGTGTCCTCGAATATCTGTTGAGCAGTTGCTCTAGTTTTTGTTAAAAATTTTAATTCAGCCATTTAATTGGTTCAATTTTTTATGGGGTAACTGAAATTACAAATGTATTATCAATCGTAATGTCTATATATGCCTCGTCTCTTACTTCTCCTCTGACGAATACAATATCAACCTCAGTGTCATACTCTGTTGCAAGTGGACAATACTTTGAAATTTGTCTGTTTATTTCTCCTTTAATTGCGAATTCATTTGCATTTAATGTATATAAAAGATCATTTAGGCTACAGCCAAAATCAACATCACCAAGCACCTCACCTTTATTGGTAAAAAGCACCGTTTCTATTTGTGTAATTAATTGCTGCACATCATCATTCGTCTGTACTTCAGTCGAAATATAATTAGGATCGCCTATTGTCTTTATATACAGTTCCATATTCTATTTATTATTATTAACTGTGGAACATCCAGTCGACGCCTTCGTCTCCTTTTATTTCTTCAATAATTTCTGCAAGTTCTTCATCACCCATTGACTTAATTGCGTCATAATCAAAATCAACGTTTCCAGGAAGAGCAAACTTAAAGATTCCTAATTTAGCACCCAATGATTGTTTAATTTTAGCGCTTACATATCTAAAAAAGATCTCATCATTATAAAGAGCACAATCACTAATAGTCTCATATACCTGTAAGATGACGTCACCCTTCGGAGTATCACCCATGAATTTTAACTCTCCAGTTAATTGTGAATATGAGAAAGAAATTGGATTCTCTAGAATTTGTCTAGCCATATCAACAAGTGATTGATTAACCACATAATATTGTAGCTCCTCTGCAAATTCTGCTGGACCAGATCCTTCATAGGCATCTCTAAATAGCATTTTATCAATTGCAAAGTCATTTCCACCCTCAAAACGAAGATCCATTCCTCCTCCGCCGCCTTGCCAGCCGCTTGTTAAATCCCAAAGGCCAAAAACAGAGTAAACCTCACCTGAACCATCTTCTCTAGCTCCCGGTAAATGTAAAGCCCTGTGTGTTTTAAAGTACTCTGAACTAAATACAGTTTTTGGAATATGATAAAAATTCTCAGTTACTGAATACTCATATTTTTTATAGAACCATTTTTTAGCCCTTTTAATAATGTTTAAGATTTCTCTCTGGGGAAGATTAACAGGAACCATGCACGCACCAGTTATTTCATCTCCAATTTCATCTAGGAATGAGTTTAAACAATAGTCACCAAAATCTCTTGGAGTACTTAGTCCTGAATCGTTTCCACTTCTTATTTCGCTCATCTTACGAATTTATTTTTTTACTTACGACTACTTCTGTTTCGTCGAATCTTGTATTATCATCAATGAATCCTTCTCTAAAAATACCACTAATCATTTTACCTTTAAAAACTCCATCACGGCCAAACACATAACAATTAGTAGCAGTTACGCTAGCATTTGAATATGAAGACTTAATTTTAGAGTCTTTTACCTCGGTTCCTTGATATAAATTACATTGTTCAAGTGTTGACTTTTCAACCTTACAATTGTAGAGATTAGAATTAAATACATTTCCATTAATTTCACAATCAACTAGGTCAAACCCATCCAGTTCATAACAAACTGGAAATTTACCGTCTTTTACTTGAATTGCTCCTAGATCAGAGTCGTAATTAATGATCCCTTCGGTTAAACCACCATGTGAAAGAGCAGATACAATCTTACGCTTAATTCTTTCCCATTGTAATCTAATCACAGCATCAGTTTCTTGTAAATCAACCATTAGGTCAATATTTGGAAAGTATTTCTTTAAATTTGTGTAATCTTTTAAGATTTCACGATATGGAAGATTCTTATTTAAGATTCTTTTAAGTTCTAATTTGTTAGTTTCTGTAAACTCAGGATGGAAACATGCTTTCCACAATTGAATAATAAAGCGGTCTAAAAGGTAGATTATGCTTTCTTTCTTCTTTTGATAATCTTTTCCACCAACATATCTAAATTCAAGATAATTTTTGATCTTTTTATCAAAATTTACGCCATAATATTTAGTGTTTGGAAAATTAAAGTTATTTACGGATAACGAACTATCATTAAAATAAAAGGACTCATGTTTAGGCATCACCCATTTAATAGATTTTGCATAGATTGAATCATTTCTATTTGGAAATAGTTTATAAACTTGATCTTCATTGAATTCAAGAATGAACTTCAGGGTGTTCATTTTTGAGATAGTATTATTATCCTCTAAATACTGCTTATCAAATGAAAGATTTAAGTGAATTGAAGACCTTTCGGTAGTATAGCCATTTTCATCGATCCATTTTAGCATTTTCGAAATAACAATTCTTGCATTTCGATATGGCATTGCCCCAGTAACGAGCTCAATTAGTCCTTTTCCTCCAGACATATCTGGTTCCATTTTAAAGACCTTGTCGTCTGGCTGAAAATCAGAATGAGCCTTGTCCTCTAGTTGTATTTTACGCCCTAGAAGCTCAGAAACCCTTTTTTGTGTTTCTTCTAAACTATGGTTAGAATAAAACTCAAACTCAATTCCAACGAGCGATGCGTTAAGAACCGAGTTTGAGTCTGAATGTCTATTTAATGTTTGCATCAAATGATTATGATATTATACCTTTGTTTAGTATATATCATCATCACTTATTGACCACATTATTCTGGTAATTTAAGAAAGATCTTTTGAGAATCTTTATCGACCCTGCTAATTTGTACTGTTATTGTATCTCCAGCATTATATAGATCCATAACCGACTGGTCTAATTCACTGACGTGTAATAAACCAACAAGACCTTTATCAACTGTAATGAAAAGACCATAATCTTTCTTAGTCTTAACAGTAGCTTCAACATTACAAGGTACCTTGAATTTTTTATCAATATCTTTCCAAGGGTTGTCTATTGTTTCAGCTTTTTGACTAAGAGTTATTTTAGAATTAGAGATGATGTCTTTTACCCAAAATTCAATTGGATCTCCAGGATTTATTTCTCTAGCTTTGAATTTAGCTAAAGTATCAGCGTCTAAATCGTTTGAATGAATCATACCAGTTAGGCATGTATCAAATTCAACAAAAACTCCATATTTTGCAGTACCTGTTACGTTTCCAGTTAATTTGTTGTCAATTTTTGACTTTAATTCTTCAATTTTTGCTGGAATCAGAGCCTTCAGATATTTACGATGAGAAACTACTATAGTTCCACGTTCTGGAGAAAAAGATACTGGTACAACATACATTTCAGTACCGATGATTGAATTAAAATCATGTAACTTATTAATTCCAGCTAATGATCCTGGCATAAAACAGTCTACTCCTTGTATATTAACAATATATCCTCCGTTTTCGATAAGATTGTTTACTTTACCAATCCATGCTGTATCTCCATCTTCAACACCTGCTTGAAGGTCTCTAAATACTTTTTGTTTTACGCCTGCAGATACCGAACCAATAATTTGACCGCTTTCTGGAGCATCTACAATAAGAACCGCAACTTCATCACCTGGTGCATATTCTTCTAAAACACTCTTAGGTTCTTTAGAAGTTTTTACATATACCATTTCTCTATAGTTAGCATCAACAGTAATCCATTCTTTTGAAATGGCAAATATTTTTCCATCAACTATTTGCCCAATTTCTAAAGTAGATCTAAGATCTTTCATGCTTGAGTGTCCTGTTATTAAATTATAATAACTTTGTGCATATGATTCTCGAGAGTATACCTTTTCTCCATTAAGAGTTTTGATATGGGGATTAGGTTTTCTGGTATGAGTTATACATGTAGCTTCATAAGCCGACCAATCAAACTCTCCGTTTCCATCTAACCAATTTTCAGCAGTGTCAGTTGTCTGCTCTTTAGTGGGTGCAACTTGTTGTGTTGCTTCTTCAATTACAGGTTGAAGTTCCTTCTTCGTTAACCTGGTTCTTTTTTTGTCTGTCATTTATTTTTAGATTAAAAGTGTAACAATATTATATATCAATTTAAAACATGTTCTAAGTTGGGGTGAGTCCGGTCCATGGAGTTGGTAGCGGGAACGGTGGGATTCCTGGAACCAGACCAATATAGGTCCCTGTTATTGATAACATATGAGATTCAAATCCGTCTCTAATATCTTTAGCCATTCTTTGATACGCTTCATCCTGTGTATCAATGTTAAGGTTACTAGTAAACGCATTTTTAAAGCCATTAGTCACTGGCAGCGGATTACCTGGAAAAATAACAAGTACTCCGGGTGCTGGTGAACTTAAAGCAGCGTATTGAGGAGGCGTAGGAAAAGAACTAAAAGATGCAGGTACCATCACAGTAGACCAATAAGCAACTACAGCTGCGCCAATTGGAGACATTATTGCCATATTAGGCTTAATATTAGTCTTTTGCATTGTTAGTAATGATGAGAATATTGCAGCCTGTATTGCGGGTTTTGCCCCTTCTAAAAATCCTACACCGGTTGTTAAAGGTCTTTTAAAAGTAGCTGTGGTTCCTTCCACTACGCTAATAGAAACCTGATGGTATAAATCAGTTATTTCACGTGCAATCAATACAAATTCTTCTTCAGGAGTTCCTGGTGAATCCTCAGAAGACTCAGCTCTTGCCTTTAGTTTATTTACTAATTCACTTTCAAATGTTGCCCAATTCATTATTCTTCTAGTTTAATATCTTCGATTTTAACATCAAAAGGTTCTTTATCAAATGGAGTAGTCACAATTCTAATATCATTTCCAACCTCTTGAATTGAATATGAATGATATTCCTTACCTACTTGCGGATCCATCAAATCTTTCATCTCTTGAATTATCTCATCCTTCTTTAGTTCTATAAAAGTTGATGTGCCGTCTTCCTCAATCACTGTTTTCCAATTACCTATCTCAGGAGTCTCTATCGTTTCAATTGTAGTTTCTCCTTTCTTCTTTAAAACACCAAGGGCAGTAACAGTCTGGTCCTCTAAATATCTTTTAATAGAGTTAAGTAATATGCTCGTTTGTAACCTTATTTGATAATCATACAATCTTGATGTTTTGTTATAGACCCAACTGACACTTACATTATTCCTTCCGATAAACTTTTCCTTTTTAGGCTTTAGTGAAATTGTCTTAATTTCTTTTTCAGCAACATCAATCAAGTTGATAGGCTCAGAAGCTGTAGTAGAGTCCGGGTAGATACTTACCGTATCAAGTGTTGCATCAAGTGTTGCCGCTTGATTTTTCAACTCTCTTTCGGCCTTAAAATAACTTTCCCATAAGTCTTTATTTTCAAACAATTGTTCAATTGTATAGTTTACTGAAAAAAGAGAAGAACTTGGTCCGTAACCGCTACCATCCGTAAACTTTTTAAGAGCATTTGATAATTTTTCGCCTACCTGATAATTAATTGGCTCTTTAACGGAAGCTCTAAATTTTAAAGGAGAAAGATTTCCATTGTTAAGACTTCCCGTTATATCAGCGTTTATTAAGGCATTAAAATAACTTTCAACGTCTTCGGTAAATTCTTTGATTCTATCCAAATCTACGGCTGAAATAACGGAGGCAGTATTTCTAATGATGGTAACCATAAAAGAGAAACTATAGCCCCATTTATTTAATAGTACATCAAGTGTCATTATTTACCAGTTTGTTGATAGGTGTTATGTGTTGATTTTAGCTCAGGAACCTTTGTTACTGTTGGAGGAAGTGGTGGTCCACTAGGTCCAACTCCAGTCGGATGGGTGTGCGCTAAATAATCATCTAATAAACCGTTTAACCAGTCCTCTAATGATTTACCACGAACAGCTGGTTCACTCTCATCAGTACCATCATTTGTTGCTATAAAAATATCGCCTGAATTAATAAAGATCTGTCCTTCTGGGCTAAATCTTATCATTGGGGCCTCAGTGTTTGATTCTCCAGTTGTAATTACAAGGCCGTCCTCGACTGAGTAATAGACTCTTAAATTTCTTTCCTCATCATATACAAGAGAAATAACGTTTTGTGGCTCTTCACTATTTTCAAGAACCTCACTCTTCAGGGTATCATTCTGGTTCACCTGAAACCAATATTCCGGGTGGTATATGTTACCATTATCGAAACGTACTGACACTATATCACCAATCCTAGGAACTGAGTGGGCACCTGGAAGATTGCGATTCATTGGAGTCGCCCATGGAATTGCCTCTTCTGGTAGAAGATCAAACTTACCAAACACCTTAATTCTACAACGACCTTTGTAAAGCGGGTCTTCGTTATTTACCACTTCACCAAGCCAATGAGAATCTCGAGTATTATCTCTATATAGCTCGTTTGTTGTTTCCATTATTGATGTACGTTTTCGTTAATTGGTCCTTCGCTGTCCTTCGGAGAAGGGTCATATACATTTTGTCCAAGAGGTCCTTCGCTATCAGTTGGTCGAACATCATGTATATTCTCTTTAATCGGTCCTTCAGAATCTTTAGGAACTGGGTCGTAAGCTAAACCAAGATCACCCTTAGGAACTGTAGTAGGTCTATTTCCAGTTACTGCACCACCTACTAAATTTGCAATTCCATTAATCGAACCTGCAGAAATTGCATCCTGTACTGTAGAAAGAGCATTAATACCATGTACGTTGCCCATTAATAATCTTCCTTTTAGATTTTCTACAGTTCTATCAATAGCACTATCTACAATAGCCCCCGCTTTTTCTTTTGCTACGTCACCTATCATTTGACCTATAGTCCTATTTTGATCAGTTAACATAGAATTAGCATATTCTCCTTCTGAAGATGTAGTCTCCCATTTTATTTTAATCTTCGGGGCTGCTGCACCCTCTGGAGATCTACTTAAATCTGCAAATATAGAATTTCCAGAATTAATATCAAATTGACAGTGTCCTAATTTAATTGCAAAATGGGGACGTTCTGCCTTTACTCCTCCCTGTTTTCCAACAATATCAAGATCAGTATTTCCAGGTGTAATTGCATTAAATACAGTAGAAGCTCTTTTTAGATCACTACTACTAAATGTTCTAACTTCTGAAACATAAATATGAAGTGAAAACCTTCTTAAGTTTGTAGGAATCACTTCTACCCATCTATCAAAATCAAAAGCCGCTCTTCTATAAAGGTCCATCATTGCAGAAACTGTCAATTCAACTGTTTCAAGACAATCAATTTCAATTGCTTTATCCTCTCCCCAAAAAGGTTCGTTCATCGCATATTCTTTAGCGGTCTCAAGCCCGGTTACCCCTTGCCAAAACCAAGGATATTGAGCATTAACCTTCTTTAAAATCTTAATGAAGTCTTCAAGGTGTTTTGCTCGGGTTTCGCTACCAACTACATTTCTTAAATATTCAGCTGCAGCACCATTGAGAAGAGGGGAATGGTCACTATAGTAATCAAACATAAAGAAAAACGACAGGTATGTCGGATCTTCATGCATCTGATCAAATAATTTGACCTTTCTAAAATCTCGTATGGTTCTATAGTCTTGCATATATCCTATTTATTATAATTAACCAGCGTTCCTAACTGAGTTGATTCTTGCAGGCCATTCCCTTCTTGTTAAAACTACCTTTTGCGAATAGTTTCCAATTGAATCTTTATAGATTATGTCTATCGATTCAATAATATAATATCCACTTAAAAATTGATCCAGTACCTGTTCCGGTTCCGGTTCTGTACTTTTACCATTGTCAATTGCTGAATCTTTAAACCCAGCCTCTTCTTTTGACTCTTTAAGGTTTACAGCCTCCAGAACGTTCTGACGATCAATATGATACATTAAAACTGGTATCTTCATATATCTATAAAGACTTGCGTTAAATGTCGACAGTGTAACCTCTAGTTTTATCTTTTGAGTCTCGTCAAAGTTTCTTCGATTATGTAATTGAGAAAATATGAAGTTCGGATGAACATTACCTAACCCGTCTTCACCTACGTCTTGACGACCCATATATTTACGTTTTACAAGGTCTAAGTATTCTTCACTGTCCCTATTTCCCTTTAGAGGCTCTTGTAAATCTTTAAGATTTTCTGGGTTAGTTGAAAGAGCTTCAACCCTAAATTCATCTAGCCTTTCCTCAGCATTATCATCGTAGATTTGAATATCTCTAAAATGACCATGAATGTCATTAATAGTATTTGATTGATTTAAGATACGATATTTTTCTAT